CCGGTGGCCAGCGCCCGGTGGCCAGCGCCCGGTGGCCAGCGCCCGGTGGCCAGCGCCCGGTGGCCAGCGCCCGGTGGCCGGTTGCATGGGGGGGGAGGGGTTCGGCTGGCCTTGAGAAATTAGTGGTGCCACCTACCCACAAAAAAAGGTAAACTAGGAAATGTACAAACCACCAATGGTTCTTCCGAAGACGGACTACCAGCGAGTCAAGGAACTCAAAGAGCTGATGATAAAGTCTGGCGGCAAGAATGTCGCACAGAAAGTCATTGACATCGCGTTGAATGACGAGCATCCGGGTCAGATGGCGGCGATAAAGATGTGCTTGGATCGCGCGCTTCCGATATCGTTGTTCGAGAAAGACAAACAGCAAAGGAGCGCCGTGACGATAAACATCACAGGGATAGGCGGGGATATCATTGATGTCTGATCTGAACTTTAGTCTGCTACCCTGGCAACAAGAAGTATTTGCCGACAAAACGAGGTTCAAGGTGATAGCGGCAGGGCGGCGTTGTGGGAAGTCCAGACTGGCCGCGACTACGCTGTTGATTGAGGCGCTGCGTTGTCCACCGGGGTCAGCGGTACTGTATGTGAGTCCAACGGCGGGGCAGTCGCGTCAGATTATCTGGGATGTGTTGCTTGAGATTGGGCGCGATGTGATCTCGAACTCGCACATCAATAACATGGACATTACGACAATAAACGGTGCGAAGATTTATGTGAGAGGCGCAGACAGACCGGACACGCTGCGCGGTGTAAGTCTGACATACGCGGTGCTGGACGAGGTTGCGGACATTAAGCCAGAAGCATGGGAGCAGGTGATACGGGCAAGTCTGTCGGACAAGAAGGGCAAGGCGATATTCATAGGGACGCCGAAGGGGCGCAACTGGTTCTTTGATTTGTTTCATCTAAAGCAGGAGGATTGGAAGTCCTGGCACTTCACGACTAAGGACAACCCGCTGATCGACCCATCGGAGATAGAGAGCGCCAAGAAGACGCTGAGTAGCTTTGCATTCAAGCAGGAGTACTTGGCGTCGTTCGACAATGCGGGATCGGACATGTTCAAGGAGGAATGGATCAAGTACGGCGAAGAGCCAGAGCATGGCAGCTACTTCGTGGCAGTGGACTTGGCGGGGTTCGAGGAGGTGGCAAAGCAGGCCGCGAACGCTAAGAAGCGGCTGGATGAGAGCGCCATAGCGGTGGTGAAGGTGACAGATGACGGGAAATGGTTCGTAAAAGAGATCGACCACGGACGGTGGGACATCCGGGAAACGGCGGCTAAGATCCTGATGAAGATGCGCGACTACAGGCCGGTGAGCCTTGGGATTGAGCGAGGGGCGCTAAAAAACGCGGTTCTGCCGTATTTGAGCGATCTGATGCGAAAAAACAATGTATATTCGCACATAGTAGACTTGACGCACGGCAACAGGAAGAAAACGGATAGAATCATCTGGTCGTTGCAGGGGCGGTTCGAGCATGGCCGGGTGATCTTGAACCGGGAAGGCGACTGGGACACATTCACGGATCAGTTGCTGATGTTCCCGGCGCAGGGGGTGCATGACGATCTGCCCGACGCGCTTAGTTACATAGACCAGTTGGCGATCACATCGTACTACGAGAGCGAAGAGGACGAGGAGTGGGAGCCGATGGATGTCATAGCGGGGATCTAAATGGAAGAATTTGAAGAACCCACAGAAGCTGACAAAGAACTTACGGACTTTGTTGTAAGCCATTGTGACCGCTGGCGCGACTGGCGCAACACGAACTACCTACCGGACTGGGAGGAGTACGAGCGCATCTTCCGTGGTCAATGGGACGCGCAAGACAAGACCCGCGAATCGGAGCGTAGCCGCATAGTCACGCCAGCCACGCAGCAGGCGGTGGAGACACGCCACGCTGAGATCATGGAGGCGATATTCGGACAAGGTGAGTTCTTCGACATCACGGACGATATACGGGATGTGAACGGCAACCCGATGGATGTGGCGCTCATCAAGGCGCAGTTGATGGAGGACTTCAAGGTAGACAAGATCAGGAAGGCTATCGATCAAATTGAGCTGATGGCCGAGATCTACGGCACGGGCATAGGCGAGATCGTGGTAAAGACGGACAAGATGTTCGTGCCGACCACTAAGGCGATACCGGGGCAGACGCAAGCTGCGATTGGTGTACAAGAAAAAGACCGGGTGGCGGTCAAAATCATGCCGATCAACCCTAAGAACTTCTTGTTCGACCCTAACGGGACGAGCATAGATGACTGCATGGGCGTGGCGATAGAGAAGTACATCTCCATCCACAAGATCGTAGAGGGCATGGAGAAGGGGATCTATCGTAAGGTCAACATTACACCCACCTACGACGATACGGACTTGGAGCCTACACAGGAGATTAGCCAGTACCAAGACGAAAAGGTGCTGCTGCTGACCTACTACGGGCTGGTGCCGAAGGAGTATCTGCTAAAAGACGAGAAAATCGAGGAACTTTTCCCGGAGAGTAGCGTCGCGGATGAGTACTCGAACTTGGTAGAGGCGATTGTTGTCATTGCCAACGATGGAATACTGCTAAAAGCCGAAGAAAATCCGTACATGATGAAGGATCGCCCTGTCATCAGCTACCAAGACGATACGGTGCCTAATAGACTGCTGGGCCGGGGGACGGTGGAGAAGGCGTTCAATATGCAAAAAGCTATTGACGCACAGGTACGGTCGCATTTGGACTCTCTGGCGCTGACAACCAGCCCCATGATCGCGGTAGACGCGACCAGGCTACCGAGAGGTGCTAAATTTGAGGTAAAACCGGGTAAAGCGTTCCTTACCAACGGCCCACCGAGCGAAATTCTGTACCCGTTCAAGTTCGGGCAGACAGATGGCAATAATTTGCAGACGGCCAAAGAGTTCGAGCGGATGCTGCTGCAAAGTACGGGCACGCTAGACGCGCAAGGCGCCATAACAAACGGTGCGCGGGACATGGGCCAAGGCGGCATGAGCATGGCCGTGGCGTCCATCATTAAGAAGTACAAAAGGACGCTGGTAAACTTCCAAGAAGACTTCCTGATACCGTTCATTCACAAGGCCGCATTCAGGTACATGCAGTTCGACCCAGAACGCTACCCAAGTGTGGACTTGAAATTCATCCCAACGGCAACTTTGGGCATCATAGCGCGCGAATACGAGCAGCAGCAGTTCATCGGGCTATTGCAGACTCTTGGGCCAAATACGCCAGTACTGCCGCTGATTTTGAAGGGCATTTTGAACAATTCTAGCCTGACAAACAGGTACGAATTGATGGCCGCGCTGGAGAAAATTAGCGAACCAGATCCTAATGCCAAGATGGCGCAAGAACTGCAAATACAGGCAGCACAGGCGCAGATAGCGGTCAATACGACCCAGGCCGAGCAGAACCGGGCCGAGGCTACTAAGCTGTCGGTCGAGGCGCAACTGATGCCCCGCGAAATACAGGCTAAGATAGCGAGTAGTCTCACGACTAACTTGCCCAATGAAGACGCTGCAAATTCACGCGAGTTCGACAAAAGAGTGAAAATTGCCGAGTTGATGCTCAAGGAAGCTGACATCAACAACAAGGGTAAGATTGTCGAACTGCAAATGCAAAAGGGGTAAAAAATGGCAGCAGTAACGATCAAGAGTAGCGCCATAGCAAGTGCTGGCGCGTTGGACTTACAGACCAACGGCACTACCAGCGCGCTAAGTCTAAGCACCGCTCAAGTAGCAACTTTGGCTGGGGCTGTAGTAGGCCCGGTAACAGCGGCCGTATTTAACACCACTAGCACAACGGTAAACGCCTTCGGCGCAGCGACAGCGGTAAACATCGGCGCGGCCACCGGGACGATGACGGTGGCTAACACCACCCTAGCGGCCAAGGCTATCACCGCCAGCACCACACTCAATGTCACCGGGGTTGCTACGCTTGGCAACGGTGCCGTCCTGGGAACGCCGACTAGCATGACGGCAACCAACATCACAGGCACGGCGGCGGGGCTGACTGCTGGTGCTGTAACTGCTAATGCCAACCTGACCGGGCCAATCACATCTGTAGGCAACGCAACCAGCATTGCAAGCCAGACAGGAACTGGCACTACCTTTGTGATGAACACCAGCCCAACGCTGGTCACGCCTGCACTTGGGACGCCTAGCGCATTAGTTGGAACCAACATCACAGGGACTGCAACATCATTTACGGCAAGCAATGTAACGACTAACGCTAACCTGACTGGTGGTGTTACAAGCGTTGGCAATGCCGCTACCGTTGTCACTAACGCCAACCTGACTGGTGCAGTTACATCAGTGGGTAATGCAACATCGTTGGGGTCATTCAGTTCTGCCAATCTTTTGGGTGCTCTTACTGATGAGACTGGGACTGGCGCCAATGTCTTTGCGACGAGTCCGACCCTGGTAACGCCTATTCTTGGGACTCCAACAAGCGGCGTTCTAACCAACGCTACTGGCCTGCCTTTGACTACCGGCGTGACAGGCAATCTGCCAGTCACCAATCTAGGAAGCGGAACATCAGCATCAGCATCAACCTTCTGGCGCGGTGATGCTAGTTGGGCTACACCATCCGCTGGATCACCAGGCGGCTCCACAACTCAAGTCCAGTACAACAATGCCGGGGCATTTGGCGGCATCACAGGCGCTACCACTAACGGCACGGCGTTGACTTTAGTGGCTCCGGTGCTTGGCACTCCAGCAAGTGGAGTAGCGACCAACCTTACGGGTCTACCTCTGACAACTGGCGTGACAGGCACTCTACCCATAGCCAATGGCGGTACAGGGCTAACAACAACGCCTGCAAATGGCGCTTTGGACATTGGTAACGGCACAGGTTTTACTCGGACAACGCTGACTGCTGGAACAAACGTCACTATTACCAATGCTTCTGGTGCAATTACGATTGCTGCTTCAGGTGGTGGAGCTTCAGCCGCCACAGCGACTGCACTAGGAACTGTCTACGCTAGCCAAACTACATCTGGTGGCACTCCGTACCTGACTGCTTTTGGATATAACGCAGGGGTAGTTAATACCGGAGTTAACAATACATTTGTCGGCGTAAGTGCTGGATTAGTTAATACCTCCGGTACTGACAATACTGCGGTAGGTTATCAGGCTGCCCCTGCGGTTACAACAGGAGGGTCAGGCGTTTATGTTGGTAAATCGGCTGGGCGGTTAAATGTAAGCGGCAGTTACATGACCGCAATCGGAGTTACAGCGTTAGATAAAGCAACTGGTGCACAAAATACGGCAGTGGGTTTTCAAGCTGGTTACGGATTAACCACCGGAATCCAGAATACTTATCTCGGAACCGAATGTGGCGGGGCAACCGGAACGGGAAGTTACAATACAATACTTGGCTCCCAAGCAGGGAACGCCGCAACAGGTGGAGGCAATACTTATGTAGGCAGGGCAGTAGCTAACTCATCAACTTCCGGGGATGGCAATACTGGCATGGGACAGAATGCCTTGGTAAATTTAACAACGGGGGCAAACAATGTTGCAATAGGAGTTTCTTCTGGCGCACAGGCTGGCGTTATTGACATTACAAGTCAAGATAATCGTATTGCAATTGGTAATAATACATCAACAAATGCCTATATTAAAATAGCGTGGACAGTAACATCTGATGCAAGAGATAAAACGGAAGTAAAGCCAGTACCACATGGGCTAAGTTTTGTAAATCAGCTTAATCCGGTTGCGTTTAAGTTTAAGAAGTCCCGCGAAGATGCTACGCCAACTGGCGATGTGCGGTATGGTTTCTTAGCCCAAGATGTCTTGGCTCTTGAAGGTTCTGACGCGGTAGTGATTGATGCTAAAGACGCAGAAAATCTCAAGTACATAGACCAGAATATGACCGCCATCTTGGTCAAAGCCATCCAAGAACTCAAAGCCGAATTCGACGCATATAAGGCAACCCACCCATGACCACTTTTACCACCACCATAACCAATATGTACACCCTGCCCCAAGTTGAGGGGCAGACCGATGTTGTAGTCAATGTGTTATACAAAGTAGCTGGCATTGACGGGCAGTACGAGGCAACTATTGACAACAACCAGCGTTGCACCCTGACGCCGGGGCAAGCGTTCACCCCATATGCCCAATTGACTCAGGAGCAGGTTATTGGCTGGCTCGACCCGCAAATGATTAGCAATTGCCAAGCGTGTGTGCAGGGGCAGATTAATAGCATGATTACCCCACCTGTCTCGCCTACCAATCAAACGCTGCCTTGGTAAAAATGTGCAACGGCAACTGTTCACAAGGTAGGAACTGCGTTTGCCGTAAGCCGACAGATGAGACACCGCTATGGATAAAGTTCTACAGAAGTATTACGAGGATCGTTTCGATCTTTTCATCAAAACAGGGTGGACGGATCTGATGGAGGATGTTGATGCTATGATAGGGTCGTTGAACAATGTCTCTAGCATTGCGGATGAAAAAGATCTACAATTCAAAAAAGGGGAGTTGTCGATCCTTATTTGGCTGAAGAACCTCAAGCAGGCCAGCGAACGAGCATACGAGGACTTGAATGAAACGAATGTTTGACTTTGCCTGCGAAAGTGGGCATAAGATTGAGCGGTATGTCATTTATGAGATGAAGACCGTTCAATGTGAGTGTGGTGGGCAAGCCCACCGCGCATTGCAGGCGCCAGCTTTCAGACTGGAAGGGTGGTCAGGCTCATTTCCATCATCGTATGGAAGATTTGAGAAGAGCCATATGGACAAGCTGAAAGCAGAGCGAAAACTCCTATAACCTTAAAAAGGCAGGAACACGATATGTTGATTGAAAAAGAAGATGAGTTGCAGAGCGAAATCGAAGTTGAAGAAGCCAAAGAGTCTTCGTTACCGGAAAAGTACCGGACAAAAACGCTAGACGAAGTTGTGCGAATGCACCAGGAGGCTGAGAAGCTGATTGGGAAGCAAGCGCAAGAAGTAGGCGAAGTCAGAAAACTTGCAGATGAACTCATTAAGCAGAACCTTTCTTCCAAACAGCAACCTGTCAAAGAAGAGCCAGAAGTAGATTTTTTTGAGAATCCACAGAAGGCGGTTCAGAGTACGATTGATAGACATCCAGATGTGATCGCGGCCCGACAAGCGGGACAAGATTTCAAAAGGATGCAGATCCAGCAGCGGCTGGCGCAAGACCATCCAGATTTTACGCAACTCGCGCAAGATCCGGGCTTCTTGAACTGGGTGAAATCCTCCCCTGTTCGTTTGGGTCTTTACGCTAAAGCCGATGGTGAGTTTGACTTCGATTCGGCCAATGAACTGCTGTCTACCTACAAGGAATTGCGCGGCGTTAAGGCCAAGCAAACTGAGACTGCTGGTGAGCAGATCAGACAGCGAAGCATGAAGGCCGCAGCGGTTGATACGGGTGGAACTGGTGAGAGTGGAAAGAAGATCTATCGACGGGCTGATCTAATTCGGTTGAAGATGACCGACCCAAATCGGTATGACGCCTTGAGCGATGAGATCATGGCGGCATATCAAGAAGGTCGCGTTAAGTAACTTTTTGGAGATTTAATCATGGCATTTCCTACCCCTGCGGTAACCGTAACTACAGCGGCTACCTTTATCCCCGAGATTTGGTCTGATGAAATTGTTGCGTCGTATAAGAAGAACCTAGTTCTTGCTAACGCTGTGATGAAGATGTCGTTTAGGGGCAAGAAAGGTGACACCGTTCACATTCCCGCTCCCACGCGCGGCGCTGCGTCGGCCAAGGCGGCATCTACGGCGGTTACGCTGCTGGCGGCTACTGAGACTGAAGTCACCGTGTCCATCAACAAGCACTATGAGTACAGCCGCTTGATCGAAGACATCGTTGAGGCACAGGCGCTAAACAGTCTGCGGCAGTTCTATACCGCTGATGCTGGTTATGCTCTTGCTAAACAGGTCGATACTGATCTGGTACAGCTTGGTCGTAGCTTTAACGGCGCTGCTGGCAACAATACCTACGCTACCTATGCTTTCATTGGTGGTGACGGTACTACGGCCTATGTCGCTGGCTCGAATAACGAATCGGCTCTTACCGATTCAGCTATTCGTCGCACGATCCAACGCCTGGATGACAACGATACCCCGATGGACAATCGCTTTTTCCTGATCCCTCCGTCTAGCCGTAACACGCTGATGGGCCTTGCTCGGTATACCGAACAGGCGTTTGTGGGCAACGGCAATGCGATTCGCAACGGTGAAATCGGCCAGTTGTACGGCATCCCAGTCTTTACTTCGAGCAACTGCGATACCACCTCCGGTAGCGCCAACGCCCGTGTATGTCTGATGGGACACCGTGACTCTATGGTGCTGGTTGAGCAAGTCGCGCCTCGTTCGCAAGTACAGTACAAGCAAGAGTACCTTGCTACGCTGTTCACTAGCGATACGCTGTACGGTGTTGCAAACCTCCGTAGCGCCAATTCGAGTGGAGCGGCTCTGTCTGCTTCGGCCTTCGCGCTGATCGTACCAGCCTAATTGATTCCCCCCATCTAACGGTGGGGGGTTTCTTTCTTTTTAAGGAGAAATCAAAATGGCTGCTGCTACCGCTGTTACCTCACGCCGAGGTACTGACACCTTTCGGGGTCTTTTTTCGGATACTTGGTCTGTTACCGCTACACTTGACGCATCATCTCTTCTTGATGGTGGCGGCGAAACAAACACCATAGCTGTCCCTGGCGTTAAGCTGGGCGACATTGTGCTGAATGTTTCAATGGGTGTTGATGTATCGGGCATATCTGTGACGCCGTATGTATCCGCTGCCAATGCTGTGTCTGTCCGGTTCCAAAACGAATCGGGCGGGACATTGGACTTGGCTAGTACTACCATTAGGTGTGTTGTCGTTCGTCTTGTTTAACCATGTGGGGGGCTTGCCCCCCGCTTTAGGATTCATATGGCTACTTTCCAATGTCTTCAAAGTGGTAATTTTGTTACATTTACATTGCCATACGACATCAAGACAATGATGGTGCATCCGGAATACAAACTGGTAGAAGAAGTAGAACCCCAACCCCAACCGCGCATTGGGCGCCCCCGAAAGGTGGCAGAAAATGTCGACCATTGACGCAAGAGACTTTGGAAAATTAGAGGCTCAAGTGGAGGCGCTGCAAACAGAAGTTCGCTCGCTCAGTAAGGATGTTAAGGCGCTACTTGAGTTGGCCAATAAGGGAAAAGGCGGCTTTTGGATGGGTATGATGATCGCCAGCGCCGTAGGCGGATTTTTGACTTTTATAGGTTCAAGGTTGCTAAAATGATAGCCTGTCCAATTTCTACGCAAGACATTACGATCAATCTGAAGAATCGTAATAACGCTTTCAAGAAGTTTGGGTACGGGCCACCGAATCCAGACGAGGCAAATGATGCCTTCTGGTTGAAAAAAGCGGTGATGTACAACGCACCGACTGACGCGATAAAAACGATGCGCTGCGGAAACTGTGCGGCGTTTATCCAGGCGCCTAAGATGATGAAGTGCATCATGGACGGGCTGGCGAAAGACGAAGAAGGACTGTCCTACGATGAAAATTTCATCAAAGCAGCCAATCTTGGCTATTGTGATCTGTTTCAATTCACTTGTGCAGCGGCCCGTACTTGTGATGCATGGAAGTCTGGTGGGCCTATAACTAAGGAAAAGCCATGATGTACGGTACAAAAACGCCTAAAAAAGAAACCAAGAAAAAAATTCCAGTCACCATCATCATGGCGATTGGCAAACCAAGGCCAATGCCGACTCGCGGTAGTCGTAAAGCCACTAACATCAAGACTGCAAGGGGTCGATAATGAGTTCAATTACAACGCCAATTACGCTACTAAACGCCGTCGTTGCTACTGGCGCGTCTAATGCTGTTCAAGTTGACGCTGGACTGCCAGCATTTTTGCAAGTGTCTGGCATTACGACTGCTACTGTAGCTTTGCAGGGCAGTCTAGATGGAACCAATTGGTCTACGCAGGGGAGCGCGCTTACAGCTAACGGCATAGTCACGATTGCAAATGCGCCGACTTATTTGAGAGCAAATGTGACTGCATGGACATCTGGATCTGTAACCGCAAAAATTGTGTACTAGCATGAAAAAAAGCAAAGTCTCCAAGGTAATGACAGAATGGGGTAAAGGTGTTCTTCATTCGGGTAGCAAGACTGGCCCTATAGTCAAGTCACAAAAGCAAGCCATAGCGATAGCGTTGTCCGAGGCTAAAAAAGCCAAGAAGTAAGTCGTATAATTTAGACGCCGAGACAACCCTAACGGGCCTCATTTGTCCATCTAAGGAACATCAATGAGGCCGGTATCCGTAGGCGCAAATCCAGTAGCCAACACGCTGACAACCCTGTACACCGTGCCAACGGGGTACTATGGCCGGGTTGTGCTGCTACGCGCGGCCAATGCTTCTACATCGAACAAGCATGTCACTTTTGACTGGGTAGACACCAGCGCGTCCACCACCTATTCGGTTGTCTATCAGTACGCCGTAACATCTAAGACAACATATGATTTTACCGCCCCCTTCATCATGGAGGAAGGTGACATCTTGAAGGTCACTACTGAGGCGGCATCAACCTACGCTGTTGTGGTAACAATTGAAGAAGAAGGGTTGACTAGATCATGACCTACCTAGAACTAATCAACGATGTGTTGGTACGGATGCGGGAGACTACAGTCGCCACTAACGCAGCTACCGCATATTCAACGCTGATAGGCAAGTTCGTGAATGACGCAAAGCGTCAAATTGAAGACGCTTTTTCGTGGAACATTCTTAGCCAGACAGTCACCATAACGACGGTGGCCGCCACCTACCAGTACTCTATGACTGGCGCGGGGCAAAAGTTCCAAGTGCAAGACGCTATCAATTCGACTAGCAACATTGGCATGACTAACATCAGTTTTGTGGCCATGAACAGGCTGCAAAATTTTGCTATTATCCCGGCGGCTACCATCCCAAGTCAGTACGCATTTGATGGGGTAGACGGCAGCGGTGACACTAAAGTAACGCTCTACCCAAGGCCAGATGCAGTCTATTCGCTTCAGTTTGCGCTGACCGTCCCCCAGGCCAGTCTAAGCGCCGACAGTACCGAACTGCTGGTGCCATACCCGCTGGTGATCCAAAACGCATACGCCAGGGCATTGGTCGAGCGCGGCGAGGATGGAGGTCTAAATTCATCTGAGGCGTATCTGCTTTACAAGTCCATGCTGTCGGATTACATTGCGCTCGAAGGTACGCGGTATCCTGAAAATCAAGAGTTTGTTGCGACATGAGCCAACAAGTCCAGACCTACAGCATCTCGGCTCCAGGCTTTCTGGGGCTGAATACGCAAGACTCGCCGCTTGATCTAGCGGCTGGCTTTGCTCTGATTGCAAACAATTGCATCATTGACCAGTATGGTCGCATTGGGTCGCGTAAGGGATGGTCTAGGGTCAACGCATCGTCTGGCACGCTAGGCGCCAACAATGTCGGCGTGATCCATGAATTGGTTGGGCTAGATGGGACGCTAACAACGCTGTTCGTTGGCAACAACAAGTTGTTCAAGCTAGACGGCAGCAACGCTGTTGTTGAGCTGACCTACGGCGGTGGGGGTACTGGGCCAACGATCACGGCTAACAACTGGCAATGCGCCTCGCTCAACGGCATCACCTACTTCTTTCAGTCTGGCTATGATCCGCTGATCTATGATCCGGTAGTCAGTACGACTACCTACAGGCGTGTCAGCGAAAAGACTGGCTATGTAGCGACTGTCCCATCGGGTGATCTGGCGCTATCAGCTTATGGCCGTCTGTGGTCTGCGAATACGACTGCGAACAAGTCTACAGTCTATTTCTCTGATCTATTGGCGGGTCATGTCTGGGCTACTGGCACCAGCGGCAGTCTGAATGTAGACCGGGTGTGGCCTAACGGCCCGGATGAGATCACCGGCTTATCAGCGCACAATGGCTTTCTTATCATCTTTGGAAAGCGCCAGATCTTGGTCTACAAAGACGCTACCACGCCGTCTACTATGGCTTTGAGCGATTCAGTAGCTGGCATTGGCTGCATCGCGCGCGATTCGATCCAAAATACGGGCAAAGACATCCTGTTCTTGTCCAACTCTGGGATACGGTCTTTTGCGCGCACGATCATCGAGAAGTCCGCGCCGCTTAACGATCTGTCTAAGAATGTCCGCAATGACATAGCCGGGTTGATAGCGGTAGAAACGCTGGCGAACATCAAGTCGGTGTACAGCGAAAAGGAAGCGTTCTACCTCGTCACTTTCCCATCGGTTCTTCAAGTCTACTGCTTCAATACGCAGACTACGCTGCCAGACGGCGCGTACAGGGTCACGACATGGGATGTCATCAACCCAACGGCGCTTTTGTACAAGCGCAATGGTGATCTTTTGATAGGCCAAAGCGGCTACCTTGGTCTGTACGGAACTTACAACGACTATACCTCATCCTATCGGATGCAGTACTACACGAACCATGCAGACCTGGGCGACCAGAATGTAACCTCCATCCTCAAGCGCATCAAGGCGCTCACTATTGGCGGCACCAATCAGTTTGTAACGATCAAATGGGGCTTTGATTTCAGCGCCAGCTATCAATCGGCCAATGTGCTGATCCCGACTCAAGTGACCAGCTACTACGGCATAGCCGAGTACGGCGCGAATGCTACGGTCATTGCAGAGTACTCTAGCGGCATTCCTATCAATACGGTAACCACATCCGCAAGTGGTAGCGGCAAAGTTGTGCAGACAGGTTATGAGGCCACGATCAATGGATCTCAATTGTCTATCCAGAAGATTGAAATCCAAGCTAAGAACGGGAAAATATCATGAGCAATTACACCAAGTCAACGAACTTTGCGACTAAGGACGCGCTTACCTCTGGTAACGCGCTCAAGATCGTCAAGGGTACAGAAATTGACACCGAGTACAACAACATCGCCATAGCCATTGCTACCAAAGCAGACGGCACATTCACAAATTTCTCGTTTGTTGAAACGGCCAATGTCCTGTACATCTACAACTCTGGGACAGGGGTGTTTAAGATTGACTCATCGGGCAACATGACCGCGCTCGGCAACATTGTGTCGAACGGCACCATCTAAGGAACGATCATGGCTACTAAAGCAGAAACAATACGCAAATATGTTGTAGATAACATAGACAAGCCAGATGTCATAGCTAAATACGCAGCAGCCCAAGGCCTTACGATAGAAGAACTGTCTAGCGCAACAGGTATCCCGGCTACCAATGTAGCAAGCTACTTTGCCAATAACGCAGTTACGCCGCCCGGTCTTACACCTATCTATAGTTCGTATTACGATCAAAGTCAAGAGACACCCCAGCTAAAATTTACCAATACCGTAGAGGGCTATAGCAAGACAAGCCCTACTGGCGCAGTTCAGATTTTTGACACGAAGGGTCAGTATGTGCGTGATGAGACTAGCACCGCTAGTCGCATGTTGTCCAATGTCGGCACACTAGCCACCGATTTCGTTCTTCCCGCCGCGCTTACTGGTCTTGGGGTTAATGCTGTCGGTGGGCTTTTAGGTGCTGCTACTGCTGGCGGTACTGGCCTTCTTACTTCTACCATAGCTGCTGGCCCAGGCGCCTATACCGCCGCTGAATTAGCCGCTCAGACAGCAGCCGCCAATGCTGCTACTGCTGGCGGTACTGGCCTTCTTACTTCTACCATAGCTGCTGGCCCAGGCGCCTATACCGCCGCTGAATTAGCCGCTCAGACAGCAGCCGCTGGTACTGGCACTCTTACGGCGGCTCAGATAGCTGCTACTGCCGCCCAGACTGGTCTTACTACCGCTCAAGTAGCCGATGCGGCGTCCAAAATAGCATCTACTGCTGGCACCGCATTGACTGCGGCTCAGATAGCCGCCGCAATCTCCGGGGCTTTACAGACTGCTGGTGGGCTGATGCAGGGGCAAAGCAATGTTGAAGCCGCGCGCATACAAGCACAAGCCCTAACTGATGCGGCAAAAATAGCCGCTGATGAGGCGCGGTTTAGGCCAGTTGGCGTTACGACTAAATTTGGTACATCCAACTTCGTTACCGACCCTGTGACCGGGCGCGTGACTTCTGCCGGGTACACCCTAACGCCTGAGATGAAGGCGTACCAAGACCGGATGCAGGCGCTTAGTGTTACCGGGCTTACACAGGCAGAAGGCGCGGCCAATCTGTACGCACCGCTTAAAACTTCAGCAGAAGGTCTGTTCAAACTTGGCGCAAGTTACGCCGCCGAAACGCCAGAGCAAGTCGCGGCTAAGTACATCTCAAGCCAGCAGGCGCTACTGCAACCTGGGCGTGAGCGCAGCCTAGCCGATCTGCAAAACAAACTGTACCAGCAAGGTCGTAGTGGCGTGGCCGTTGGCGCTACTGGCCCACAGTACACGCCAGAACAACTTGTTAAGGCCATAGACGAGTCCCGTAAGCAAGGCTTTTCTGACGCAGATATCGCAAAGGGTCTTAGTAGATATGGGTTCGGAACAGGCCGCGCGGCGGCTAGCCCTGAACTGGAAGCCTACTACAACGCTCAAATGCAAGCGGACGCGCAACTTGCGGCAGGCGCCCAGCAGGCCGGTCAGCAACAGTACGCCTTCGGTCAGGGCTTGTTTGGGGCTGGCGCCCAGGCATTGTCGCAATACCAGCAGGGGCAAGTCGGCGCTTATGATCCGTACAAGGCGGCTATGGCTGGCGTGACGCAATTGGAGGAGTTAGGCCAGCAACCGTTCCAGCTTGGCATGAACATCGGCAGTAAGAACGCCAACCCGACCGGCGCAGAGGCATTGTTCAAGGGCGGTACGGCAGCAGCGCAGGCATCAGTACCCGCGAATCAATACAATCCGTTTGCGTCTGTCCTAACGGGTGCGGGAGGAAGCGCAGCCTTTGCTGATTATCTGTCTAAAATTTTTAGCAGCTAAGGATACTAATCATGGCAACTAACATTGTTCCTGGTCTTTTCGGCGTAACGCCCGAATCGTACCGTCAGCAGCAGCAAGCTGCGTTTGATGCGCGTGCGTTTCAAAATGTTCAGCTAACGCCCCAACAGCAGGCCAACTTGAACATCCAAAGCGGCGCGTATGGGCTGGCTGGTGGGCTAGGCCGCATGTTCGGCGGCGAAGATCCGCAGATGAAGATCATCAGCGGTCGCAATGCTGTGCTGCAACAAATCGACCAATCGAACCCTGAGTCGATCATGCAGGGCGCAAAGCTGCTTGCCCAATCAGGCGATAACGAAGGTGCCATGAGCCTAGCCAACTACGCCCGTCAAGCGCAATCTGAACTGGCTGGCGTAGAGCAGAAGACCGCCGCCGCTAAAGCATCCTTAGCAGCAGCATCTAGAACACCTAAAGAAGGTGTGGCCCCGGCGGTTCAGATAGCCACCCGTATACGCGAACTTACGATGGAGCGCGCGAATGTTAGCCCATACGGCCCAGAAAGAGATGCCATAGATGCTGAAATAGAGCAACTTAAACGCCAAGAAAAAGCCGAAGTCACAACGCCCGAAATGAAGAACGCAACGGCCCTAGCGCTAACGAAATTCCCTTTTGGTACGCCAGAATTCAACGCAGAGTACGCTAGACTACTTGGCCAATCAACGGGCAAAAAAATTACCGCAGGGCCAGATGCTGAACGAATGGCATTTGCAACTTTTGGAAAGTCATACGGTGAATTAACGCAGGGGCAAGCAGCAGATGTAAATAAGTTAATAGAAAAAGCTACTAAATCTGATAGATTTGGTGTTGATAGAGAAGCGGTTTCGATGGAACTGTTTGATAAATCTTTTGGTGATCTTACACAAGTCGAACGCGCCAAAGTAAATACGACCATAGAAGAAAATAAAGGGACAGTCGCTGCAAAATCAGCGCCTAAGATTCCAGAGATTAAAGGCGTAAAAGATATACCGGGGCTAAGAACGGCCGTTATTCAAACTATAGATCCATTTAGAAAAACTATAAACGCCGCAGATGCTGCTGTTGATGCTATTGATCTATCCATGAGCACAAATAATTTTGCCGCATTTAGGGCTGGGCAAACACAGTTTGCACGCGCTATCTCTGGTGCTGGTGATTTAAGCCAAAAAGAACTTCTTGCTGCTGGCGCCGATCCTAGTTTATTAGGCGGGACAGCGGATTATTTATCTAAACTTGTTAGCGGGACACCTACACTTGATACACAAAAACAGATAAAAAATACGCTGATTGCCATACGCAAAGTCTCGCTCAAGAAAGGCCAAGAAGAATTGGCAGCACAAAAAGCACTTGCTAAACGCGCTGGTTTTAATGATGCTGATTTTGCAGCAGTTACAGATATACCCGAGTTTCGTCCAAAACCCGAATCAGCAGCTATGGGCGGTAAACAAATTAAATTAAATAGCGGAAAAATGGTAACCGTTGTAGAGGAATAAAAATGCCAGTTTACGACATTGAAGGTAAGCGGTACAGAAGTGATACCGCGCTTACGCCAGAAGAACTAGAAGAACTTTCCGCGCCATCTACGTTTAAAGTGATGCTAGAGAGCGCGCGTAAAGGTTTAGCTGGGCTACCATCGTCTTTGGCTGGTATAGGCGAGGTAATGGCTACCTACGGCGTCACCCCCATGCTGGGCGGCGGTGTGCCGTTGGGCATGCCACAAATGACGCCCCAAGGCGTTACGCAAGCGTATAAAGCCGGTAAAGAAGCTGTCTATAAGCCTGCTATGGCTGCGCTTGGCAGTACCGGCGCAGAACCACAGACCGGCGGTCAAAAAATCTTGGCTGCGGGTACAGAGGCAATGTTTTCGCCAGAATCTTACGCCTTCCCTCCACTTGCGGCGACTAAGAGACTTGGGTTGTTTGGACAGGCATTAATGCGCCCAACTGAACAAGCAGTTGTAGGTGCTGGCGCAGAAACTGGTGGACAAGCCGGGGAATACGCTGGCGGCAAGGCTGAGATGCCGTTAGCCGGTCGTATTCTTGGGTCGCTATTTGGCGGTGCAACTTCGGCATATGGCCTTGGAACCGCAGCGCGTGTAACTGAGTTAGCGGCTACAAAAGGTCTTGATTTAGCGCGTGATACTTGGACAAAAATTAAAGGCGGCATCCCAGAAGATAAACTAATGCAAGATGTCGATAACCGCATTAGTAATGTGTTTATAGCCGCTGGTGCTGCCGACCCTAACTTCTTAACCACACTAGAAGCCGCGACAAAAGCGCAGAAAAGCGTGTCGTTAAAAGCCCCAGGCGGCGCTGATGTTCAGATGCCGTTAAGCGCATTGTTGGCCGATAATCCGGTCATCAATACATTTATTCAAAATTTATCCGCAAAAGATCCGGTGTTCCGCGCGCAATACGGCGCGCAATATGAAGCAGCTAAACAGGCGCTAGTGGTAAATCAAATGCGTTTATTTGGCGATCCGTCTAAAGTTCAGCTAAAAATAGGCGCGCCTGATTTAACCAACATACAAGTAAAACGAGTGCGGTCGATAGATGAACAAATTTCAGACCTGTCTAACGATAGGACTATAGATCCAACTGTATTTGGGCAACGCATATCCGCGCTTGTAGAGCAGAAAGAAAAAGCCGCGCGCGTTTCGGTTAAGCCGCTATACCAAGAAGCGTTTGATATAGCTGCCGCTAAAAATTTAGAACTTCCGTCTGGTTCGGTAGATGATATTTATGGGTTTGTAGCAGGCGCGCAAGCGTCAGATATATTTAAGACTTTTCCGTCTATCTACAATCGCGTCAGGGCTAAATTTCGCCCTGAAGTTACAGAGCCAAGCGCAATTCTTACCGCTGAAGGTAAGCCTGCTATCCCAGCGGGGGTTAAATTTTCAGCGGCTACAGTAGAAGACCTGGACTCGTTGAAGCGTGAAATAAATTCGCAGTTGCGTAAAACTAGCGAAGCGTCGGATGTACGCTTGTTGACCGAATTAAAGTCGCGTGTGGCTGGGCATATAGATGCGCTTGACGCAGATTTTGTAACTGCGTATCGTAACGCAGATAAAGCGTATCTTGAAAAAGTAGGACTACCTTTTAGTTCTGAGGCCCTTAAATCAATAGACCGTAAAAAGTTTGTCGAACAAATTAGCCCCGCCATTATTGGCAATAAATCAAGCGCCGATGAGTTCATACGCGCTACTGGCGCGGAAGGCACGGCCATAGTACGAGATGCGTTTTTTGACAGCTTTACCAAAGCCGCGCTTAAAAATGATGTGATTGACATTAAGGCCGCTAATAAATGGTTAAAAACCAATCAGGGCGGCGTGTCTATAGTGCCTGGACTAGAAGATGAATTGCGCGGGTCGGTAGATAATGTTCAAAAACTGATAGCTGAACGAGTTAGGTTAAATGCTGCGTTTAAGCGTGTAGCGGGAGAACAATTAATAAGCGAAAACGGGTTCAAAAGCCCGCAAGAACTTGTTGCAAAAATGTACGGCGATCTAGCCTTTACATCAAAATTTATGTCCAATAGCCAGTACGGGCAAAATAAAGATGCCGTTAACGCTGTGCGATCTTTTATGCTGGACGATATCGTTAACGCCGGATCTCCGTTAACTGTGCTGGCAGATAGAAATAAAGCGGCCATATTTAACCGCGTATTTGGCCCTACTTACGCTCAAAAAGTGCAGGACTTTGCGCTTGCATCTGATAGGCTGGCTAAAGATGTTAGCGCCGTTCCATTTAGAGGCGAGACAGTAGCTAAAACACCTGTAGAACAACTTACAGGTATAGCACCGGAGCAAATTATTTCGCGTATTTATAACCCTGTTTCTGGGCCGGTATATGCTATGTCTTCGCTGTTCAGTAAGTATTGGGCTAAAACTGCGTCAGCTAAAACTGAAGAAAAATTAAAAACCTTGCTTCTAAACCCATCAGATGCGGTGAAAGTGTTCAACGCATTGGAACCTAGAATCAGCGGCTTTAACCAACAAAAAATATCGGATGCCGTAGAGATAGGAAAAAAATACGGTCTTCAATGGGTAGCGGACGCCGTGTCGGACATCAAAACAGGCGCAATGCGCGGCGCGGTGCAAGGTACAGAAGAATAGCCGAACGCCCGTTGACGGGTTAATTTTAAGGTCAAACATGAAACAAGGTCTTTATAGCAACATCAACGCCAAGCAAAAATGCATTGCGGCTGGATCTGGTGAGAAGATGAACAAGCCTGGCAGCAAGGCTGCCCCGAGTGCAAAAGATTTTAGAGATTCGGCTAAAACGGCCAAGAAAAAATGAAGACCCCAGCATGGCAGAGAAAAGAGGGAAAGAACCCTGCGGGTGGCTTGAACGCCAGGGGGCGCGCGTCCTATACCGAAGGCACGCTGAAGCCGCCTGTGAAGTCTGGCGACAATCCGAGGCGTGCCAGTTTCCTCGCGCGGATGGCGGGTAACGCAGGCCCAGAGTACAAGGACGGTGAAAAGACCCGGCTGCTGTTGTCGCTCAACGCCTGGGGCGCCAGCAGCAAGGCCGATGCCAAAGCTAAAGCAAAGGCGATCAGCAAGAGGAACAAGTGATTGATCCGGTCACCGCCTTCATGGCAGCGCAAGCTGCGCTGAAAGGAATCAAGGCGGCGATTGCGATGGGGAAGGATGTCCAGGGCATCGCTGGCGACTTGGTAAAGTTTTTTGACTTCAAAGATGTCGTAGTCAAGGCGTCCACCAATCGCAAGGGCGACACCGCCGAGGCGATGTCAATTGTGATGAAGGCGCATCAACTTCAGACACAAGAAGAAGAGATGAAGAACATGCTGGTGATGAGCGGAAACGGCGACCTTTGGTTCAAGATGCTGGAAGAACGATTGAAGATACAGAAGGAGCGCAAGGCAGCAGATGTGGAGCGCAAGAACAGGGCCGACAAATTCAAGCAAGACGCCGAGGAAGTTGGGATGTACATCGTCGGGTTTCTAATGGTTCTTGGCGTTGTGATCTCCGGGTTTTACGCAATCACCTACTTCACGAAATGACCATGTGCGCTATGTCATTGTCACTTTTCTGCTGCTCATGGTCAGCGGCAGCGCACAACGACCGTGGCCTAACACTTGGGGCGTTCGCAAGGAAGTGTGCGATATGAGATGCGGCAAGGCCCGGTACGGCGCAAACGAGTGGGTCAAGTCTCGCCGGGGCGACTGCGCTGAAGTCTGTCGGAATACGATTGTTTGTTGCGAAGGGAAATAAATGCTAACCATCCTGTCTACGCTAATCAGCTTCTTGATGGGCGGCTTGCCCAAGCTGCTGGACTTCTTCAAAGACCGCGCCGACAAAAAGCAAGAACTGGCGCTGGCTCAGATGCAGATTGAGCGTGAGCTGGAAATGCGTAAGTTGGGCTACGAGGCGCAAGAGCGCGTCGAGCATATCCATACTGAGCAGCTTGCGATGGAGACAAGCGCGGCCAAGGACATGGCGGTCATCGGAGCGCAGCAAGCTGAGATGCAGGCGATCTATGCCCATGACCAGAGCCTGAACGAGGGAACTAGTCAATGGATGCACAACCTGCGAGCAGGGGTGCGGCCCATCATCACTTTCGGGTTCTTTATCTTGATGGTCGCCGTCGATGTTGGGATGTTCGTTTACGGCTGGAACCGGGATGTGCCGTTCCCAGAACTAGCCGAGGCGCTGTGGTCAAGCGATAGTCAGGCTCTGTTTAGCAGTATCATTGCGTTTCATTTCGGCGGCAGGGCGTTTGGAAAATGAAAGTCTCGGACAAGTGCATACGCATGATCCGACACCATGAGGGTGTGCGGTTTCGCGCATATCGTTGCCCAGCAAAACTTTGGACAATCGGAGTCGGTCATGTTTTATACCCCAATCAAGGTCGTTTACCTTTGGATCAGCGACAAGATTTTCAGCTTCAGGAATCGGATAACCGCACCTTTTCAGCGGAGGAAGTAGATGGAATTCTTCGATCAGATTTGGCAAGGTTTGAGCGCGGGGTCGCCATCCAATGTCCTGTTAGCCTTACACAGGGTCAGTTTGATGCTCTTGTCAGCTTCTCTTTTAATTGTGGTTTGGGAACTCTACAGCGTTCTACGCTGCGCCAGAAACTCCTACGAGGGGAGACAGAGGACGCAGCGCAAGAACTGCTGAAGTACACAATCGGCGGCGGCAGGGTGCTGCCGGGACTGGTCAAGAGGCGCCAGGACGAGCGATCAGTATTTCTCGGTACGCCTTGATCGCGTCCTTGCGTTCGCATTGCAACTGCTGGATCAGGTCGTGATCCTGTTGAATCTGCTTATAGGCCGCTTCTGCGAATTGGATTAGCTGGTCTAGTGGCCATGTGCTGAAGTTCGGCATCTAATTTCTTTCGTAACCAAGTACTGCCACCCAACCGTAGGAACATGATGTGCTGCTCCTCGGTCAGTCTGGCGCTCATGTCCGGGGCGATGTAGTGTGGGCCTGTCAAGTTGCTTTTGGGTCGTGCCATATGCCGTGTGCTTCTTCTACTAGCCTAACATACATCGTCATCCAACTGCCCCAACGTTTGCTGATTTCAGCTTGCGTCAGGGGTGTTAGCGGCGTCCAATGTTCCAGCACACGATTCAGCCGCCTGTCGAGTTCGTCGAATGCCTCGTCTTCTTCATCCATTGTTCTTCTCCTTCAATGTAGCTTCGATAATTTTTGTTAGGCAAACTACTTGCCAAAGTTGTTCTCCCCAATCTGTCTTGGCCACAATGTCGGTCATTTCTTCATCTGTCAAATTGAACCAGCCCCGCTTCCAACCCGGCTCAAGGTTAGGGTTAAGAATTTTGGTGGGGCGCGCGAAGAACAAAGGGCGCATCGTCTGCCCCCGGTCAGCGTCATCGGGATACCTGTATAGGTTCCCTTGTCCGTCCATCCATGCTACTGGTTCATTCATCTCACCCCCCAAAAGTAGCCCGACAGAAAGCCAATGGCGAACACCGTTGCCACTACGCCAACGATAGCCAGCCCTGTGCGTACCACCCCGGCTACTGTATCGGCATACGAGTGTTCGAACCCAATAGGGTGGCTGTCCTTTTGCAAGTACTTGTAGTCCCAATCAGTCATGTTCACCTCGGCTCTGTATGGTTAGATGCGCCATTGCCCCTGGCCTAGTGGGTGCGGCCCAGTCTGTCTTGTAAGTGCCGGGGTCTTTCAAGGTGGAGAATGTCAGCGGTGGCGCCTCGCCTTCCCGCTTCGCGCGTGGCTCGAACTTGCCCCGGAACAGGGCCAGCATAGACTTCTGGCTTAACTTTATCTCGCTCATAGCTGCACCTTTTTCTGCACCTGCACGGCCAGTAGCCACGCCCAAACAGCACCGCCGGCTACTTTGGCAACAAATTGCATTGCGACAATTTGAGGCATTAGCATACCAAATGCAATTGTTGGAAACAACAGGCTATCAACCGCAGCGCCCACCACATTAGAACCGTTGGCGCGGAACATCCATGACCCGCGCAACCGCGTAAACGCGCCCCAGTCCACAAGCGATGAAGCCGTAAACGCACACGCCGACGCAATGGCGATCTGACCGGCGGCAGGGTTGAGAACATAAGTAAGCGCGCCAGTTGCGGCTATGAGCGCGCCCATTTGCCAAACGCGCAATCGAACATGCAACCAATCGCGCAGGGCAAGGTCTAAGCCAATCAAAAAGAAGGCATTGATTGGGCTTATTGCAGGGCCAAAAGCCACTACAAGTAAATTGGCCGAGATCATGGCCGTTAAATAGAGAGCAATCGCAAAGTAGAGAATCATGGTCTTGTCGTTTCGATAGTGACGCCGTGGTGATCCGCGACGAGGGTTTGTTTTCCACCAAATTTTTTGTGCAAGTCTTCAGCAATCAGTTCGTGAAAGCCGCTGGCGTAGTTTTTAAATTGGTCAATGATGTCTTCTACCGGAATTATTTCATCTGTGGCAATCTCCAAAAAGTATTTGATGCGCGTTTCGTTGAGAGGGCACAAGCAGAAAAATTCAGTCTTGTAGGTATTCATAAGTTGATGGTGCGTTGTGTGACTCAATGCGTGATCGCATGACTTGCGCGCGCGCTTCTTTAGTAGGGGGCAAATAGTTCCCCTTTGCCCAATTCTTGTCAATGCCGACATTCCGGCCGATATTAGTCGAATCGGCGCTGGCAAGCGGAAGGCGCGTAAACACTTTTGGATTCAGCATCCGAAGACCGTGCATTTTGACCAGGGGACGCCCTTGCGAATCACAGACTACGCGCATCGCTTGGTCAATTCGTTTCCACCAAGCATCGTTTCCTACGCTGGCGTACTGGCCGCTGCTGCCGATGCACACACGCAAGTAAGTCAAAGCCATTCGCTCCAGCCTGTCTAGCGATTCGTGCATATGCCATACAGGCGCGCCGAAAGCCGCTCCCAAAGGCCATTCATCCAACAACGCATCGTTTGCGTTTTCGTCGCCGTCAATCACATCGGGGATGACTGCAAAGTCACACGACGGAACGCGGCGACACGCCTCAACCCACCCATAGAACGGACGCCAATCGGTTACGGGCCGCCCGGCTTTCCACGCGGAAAAAGCGCCGTTGTCAACTGCAAACGATTGGCACACCTCTATGGCTATGCCTAGTTGATCTGAATGAGCAAAACTAACAAACGCGTGCCCTCCGTTAACGGCTACTACGGCCACCGTAGCTGGCGTAATCGGTAGCCCGTGGTAGTGGATCATTTCCGCACCACCTGTACGGCCAGCAGCCATTTGTCGCCCAGGAACCGTACCGAGCGCACCCATTGGCGCATGTTGTGCCTGTTGATATGTTTCTCGGCGCAGTTGAAGTGCGCCCGTACCCGAGTCAAATAAGATATGTTCATCTTGCTTTCCTTAGAATTTCGATCCGTTCTCTAGCCACCCGCAACGAGTTGTAGCGTTGGTGCAGCCGCTCAAGTATTGCTATACGCTTCTGCTCGACTTGCTCAGTCTCCAGCAGTTCCAGAACTTGCAGTTCTGACAGCGTACTAAGCGTTCTATTTAGTTCTCGCCAGTTCAATTTTTGCCTCCAGTTCTTCGATCAACATTGTGACCTTCGTGTACCAACGCGAAGTAGCGTTATGGTTCTTCTCCCTGATCCTGAGTTCCGCTTTCGCAGCCTTCAACTTGGTCTGTAGCCGTTCTAGTCTTGTCATTTCAGCTCCTCCATTGCAACATCCGACACCGCGCGCTTGCTGTGCAGCGCGGCCCAAATTTTCTCGTCCACCGTTTTGTTGGTCAGCATGATGTAGACCCACACCGCATGGGCCTGACCCGACCTGTGCAGGCGCCCGATGGCCTGCTCGTACAACTCCAGCGACCACGGCAGCGACAAGAACACGCACTTGCACCCGCCATGCTGTAGGTTCAGCCCATGCCCTGCGCTCTTGGGGTGCAGCAGCAGCAACTCAACCTCGCCCCGGTTCCAACTGTCGATTGCGTCTACCGTCCGCGCCTTCGGGTAGCGTCGGCGTAACTCGGCAAGTTCTTCTTGGTAGGTGTAGAAGATGATCGTGTTAGCGCGTTGGTTCTCGGCCAGCAGATCGTCCAGCGCGTCGAACTTGTGGGTGCTAAACCACTCGGTCGAGTCGCCGTACACGAACCCGCTTGCCATCTGTTGCAGCTTGCCGGTGACCACAGCAGCGTTGACTGCTATGGCCTTGGCCGTTGGGAACTCCACCACGAAGTGCTGCTTCATCTCGTCGTACTTGGTCATGTCCATGTCGCAGCGCACCTCGACCGTGTGCAGCGGCGGCAGCTTGTCTTTGTACTCTCCCGCATCCAAGACGAAGGTGGCCGGTTTGATGCGCTCCATCACCGCTTCCAGACTGCCCTTGCGCGGCGCCCAGTCGTTGAACTCCTTGTTGACAAGGTAGAAGTACTGCTGCTGAAACGCGCCTTTGGAACGGCCCAGCAGCTTCTGATCCACAATCTTGCATTGGCCGAACACATCCTCCAGCCCGTTGCTGGTAAACGATCCGGTCAAGCCCCAACGCACAGGGCAGTCGATCAGCTTGTGCAGCGCCTTGAACCTGGCGCCGCTGGGGTTCTTCAGCCGGGTCAACTCGTCGAACACAATCCCGTCGAAGTCCAGATGGGGCAGCGACTGCAAGTTGTCGTAGTTGGTCACTACCACATCAGCTACTGAGTTGAACGCCGCTGCGCGCTGCTTGGGCGTCCCCACGGCCACGGCCATGCTCATCGCGGGCGCCCACTTGTCGCGCTCTTGCAGCCAGACGCTAGTGCATACGCGCTTGGGCGCCAGCACCAGAAAGCGGTTCACCACGCCCTCATGCAGCGCCGACTGCATGGCCGTGAGCGTGATAGCTGTCTTGCCAGCGCCGACCGGGGCGAGGATCATCGCCCGGTCATTGTCGAACAAGAAGTTAGCCGCCTCTACTTGATATGGTCTTAGCCCCATTGTGCTGCCATCGCGTCGGCGATGCCTTGGTAAGTCGCGCTTCGCAGTTTCCAACGATCCGCGCTAGGGGGTAAATAGTGCAAACGCTCGCGTTGATTCTTGGGTAGCAACAGCATCTGCGCTTTTACATCGTTTGTCGGCACAAGATGTGCAACCCCTTTAAGCCATAGACAAGTGGTCTTTTGTTCTGTGTGCCCGAACATCCACGGGTGAATGATCTGCGTTGGCTTTCGTATGTGGCTGCTGATAATGCTTACTGGATTTTCCAAGGCAATGCGCGATATCGGCGCGTCCAGCAACTGTTGTACAAATGCCAATGCCTTTTGCTGGACGCCGCTGGCGCGTTTGGCAGCGAAGTGCATAGCACCAGATACGGCCAGATGTGTGCAAGGTGGATGTGCGATCATCATGTCCCACCCCCCCCCGATAACATCGAACACATCACCTTGATAGTGCGGCCCCGGCGCGTCCGTGGGCAGCAAGTCGCATGACATCGCGTCATGGCCCTTGGCAATAAACGCATCCCGCACACGACCGCTGTACTCACAGGCTATTAAGATACGCATCCACATCCTCCTTTGACCACAGCACGGTATAGTTCTGCTTCATTCGGCGCATGTCCTCGGCGAAGATCAGTTGCAGCGCGGACATCTTGCCGCCTGCTGTCTTGAGTTCGACGAACCAAGTGCTGCCATCGGGCAGGCACACAATGCGGTCGGCCACACCGCCACGCCCTGGGCTGGTGAACTTGTACGCCTTGCCACCGACGGCCTCGACCTTCTTGACTAAGTAGCGTTCGACTTGCTTTTCAAGCACGATGGGCAAACCCGTCTGCGGTCACCAAGCCGTTAGGCTCCAGCTCGACCATAATTGTTTTCTCGTGGCTGACGATGCTCACGCAGCTTGGGTTGTGCCCGTGCTGCAAGCAGTACTCGCGCAAAGCGGCTTGCAGTTCAGCAAGGGAAATTTCGATGGTGTGCGTTTTCATGGCCCGACTCTACCCCAAAAATAAATGTTGTCAAGGACTTTTTTTCATGTTACACTTCGTTCACCCAATCGCGGGTATCAACCAAGGAACGATCATGGAAATCAAGCTAAACAAGGAAGAGATTGAGCGCATCATCTTGGAGCGCGTCAACGAAATGCTGGTGGACGGCAACTTCAACACGGTGACATGGGACAGCTCGTACAGCTACACCCGCACCGTTACTCTCAGCTACGAAGAGCCTAAGAATGAAGCACAGTAAGATCGTCGGCGGGAGCACCGCCAAGCGCGTCATGAACTGCCCCGGCAGCGTGGCGCTGTGCGCCAAGATGCCACCGCAGGCCGAGAACCAGTACATGGCCCAAGGCACCATGCTGCACGATGCAATGGCGCACATCTTGGGGTCTGACAACATGCGCCCCTCAGATGCGATCAAGGGGGAACTGCTCGACGAGAAGATCAGGCCCGCGCTTGATCTTCTCAACGAAGTCGATCCCGATCAGACGATGGAGTACGAGGTCGAGACAGAGGTCAGCTTTGGCGACTTCCTACCCGGCGTTTTCGGCTCTACCGATCTGGTAGGCCGCATTGGCCAGCGCGCCATTGTCCTCGACTGGAAATTTGGCGATGGCGTGATGGTAGAGGCCGAGGAGAACGAGCAGTTGATGTTCTACGCTGCCGCTGCCATGCGGACTGCCGAGACAGCCTGGGCCTTCTCGGGTGTGGATGAGGTGGAGTTGGTCATCATCCAGCCGCCTGCGATACGGCGATGGGTGACAACGCCAGCTCGCATCAAGCAGTTCGAGCTGGATCTGAAGGCGGCGGTCAAGGCGTCCCAATCGCCCGACGCTGCGCTCAAGCTAGGCGACCATTGCCGCTGGTGTACGGCCAAGCCAGTCTGCCCACAGATGACTGGCGCCGTAGACCGGGCGCGTGATGTGGCGGTCAAGAGTCTCAACGCCGATATGATAGGCGCGTACCTGACCAATGCTGATATCCTAGAGGGCTGGATCACAGACTTGCGCGCCTTGGCATTCGACATGCTCAAAGGCGGCAGGCCCGTACCAGGGTGGAAGTTAGTCCCCAAGAGGGGAACAAGATCATGGGCGAACGAGGATGCGGCCAAAGCGCATCTGATGGGTCGCCTGAAAGAATCCGAGGTGATGGTGACCAAGATAGTGTCCCCGGCACAGGCTGAAAAGCTGCTGAAAAGCAAAGTGCCGGAGTCATTGACAGTCTCTATCAGTTCGGGTAGCACCATAGCGTCGGAGAGCGATCCCCGCCCCGCTGTGATGCTCATCGGGCAGCAATTAACCGCTGCCCTCTCTAAACTAGTCTAAGGAAAAATCCATGTCAAATGTAAGTGTGTTCAAAACGGCGGGTCTGCCTGCTGTATCGTCGCTGTCCAGTTCACTCAAGGCGCTGACAGTTGCCAGCGCAGGCGCTGGTGGTGGCGTAGCGATCCTGAAGATGGACAAGATCGGATGCTGGGTCTTTGGCGCCGACGCGACTGAGTGCGAGGACGGCAGCAAGTGGGCCGTCAATCCGTTCTCGTTTGTCCACGGCTTTATCGCCTGGGGCAACCGCGAAGTGTTGGGCGAGAAGATGGTCGGCGTGTCGCAGCCGCTGCCAGAACTTGACCCCGCGCCATGGGGTGCCGAGAAGGGCTGGGAAACGCAGCTAGGCATGAGCCTGAAGTGCATCAGCGGCGAGGATAGCGGCCTCGAAGTGCGCTATGTCACGACTAGCCTGGGCGGCAAGCGCGCCGTACAGGAACTAGCGGTAGCGTTGTCTGAGCAAGTGGACAAAGACCAAACTAAGCCGGTGCCGGTGGTGACCTTGAACAAGGGGTCTTATCCGCACAAAAATTACGGCAAGGTGCTGATCCCGGTCTTTGACATTGTGGAGTTTATTTCGTTGGAGGGCGAGGCCGAGGAAGCGCCGAAAGCCGGTCGCCGCCGTCGCATAGCAGCGTAATTTCTGAAGCCCCGTGACAGGGGGCTTTGGAAAATGCTCTGGATCGACTTCGAAACCCGTAGCGCCTGCGATCTCAAGTCGCACGGCGTCTACAACTACGCGCAAGACGCCTCGACCGAGGTGCTGTGCATGTGCTACGCCTATGATGACGGCGAGGTGCAGACATGGACGCACGGCCCGCTGCCTGACTTCACAGGCCACCAGATACGCGCCCACAACGCTGCGTTTGAGCGGTTGATACTTTGGTATGTTCTACAGGTGAATGTGCCTCTGGAGTCGTTCTACTGCACCGCTGCACAGGCCCGAGCGAACTGCGCGCCTGGGTCGCTGGAGGATGTGGGCCGGTTCGCTGGCGCATCTATGCGTAAAGATCATAAAGGCGCTGCGCTGATCCGCAAGTGCTGCCTACCGCCGTTCAAGCACAGCGCGCAGGACATGGCCGACCTTATCAGCTACTGCCAGCAAGATGTGCGGGCCATGCGGACAATCAGCAAGGGATTGCGCGATCTGTCAGCCGATGAGCTGATGGATTACCATGTCAACGAGCGCATCAACGACCGGGGCGTGCTGGTCGATGTGCCGCTGTGCCGTGCGGCGGTCAAGTACGCCGATGCTGAACTGGTCGAGATAGAGCAGATCGTCGCGGAGGTGACCGAGGGCGCCATCTCTAGCGTGAGATCGTCCAAGATGCGTGACTGGGTGTGGGAGCGTGTAGACGCCGAGGCGCGCAAGCTGATGACCAAGGACGATAAGGTCAGCATCGACAAGACGGTGCGCGCTAATCTACTGAATTGCGAGGGAGTACCGCCAGATGTTCAAGAAGTTATCCAATGCGCGGACGATCTATGGGCGTCCAGCACCGCGAAGTTTGGGCGGCTTGCGGATCTCGCGGACGAGGAGGATAGCCGCATTAGAGGTGCCTTCGTTTTTGCTGGTGGCAGCGCAACAGGGCGCGCTTCATCCTACGGCGCTCAAGTGCATAATTTCGCGCGTAAGTGCGCTGCCGACCCGCAGGCCGTCCGCGCAGCAATGGTTCGAGGCCATCGAATTGTTCCACAGCATGGGCGCCGAATCACCGACATCTTGAAGGGTATGCTGCGCCCCGCGCTGATCCCGGCGCCTAGACACGCGCTAGTGGTGGCCGACTGGGCAGCGGTCGAGGCCCGAGTCAACCCGTGGCTGTCCACCAAAGGACAGGCCAAGCTGGCGCTGTTCGAGTCGGGCGAGGATGTGTATGTCGCCAATGCGCGCGCCACATTTCAGACGCAAGAGATCAGCAAGGATCAGCGCCAGATTGGCAAGGTGCAAGAGTTAGCCTGCGGCTTTGCTGGTGGAATCGGTGCCTTCGCTGCGATGGGCCGCGCCTACGGCCTGTCGCTACCCGAGCATGAGGCGCGCAAGATGGTGGACGGGTGGCGCAGGGCCAATCAATGGGCCGTAGGCTACTGGTTCGATCTGGAGTCAGCCTACACCCGCGCCATGCGCCACAAAGGCCATGAGTTCACCGCAGGCCGTACCACATATCTGTTCGACGGTCAACATCTTTGGTATTCGCTGCCATCCGGTCGGGTGCTATGCTACCCATTCGCGCGGATCGATGCGGAGGGCATAACTTACGCCAAAGCAGCCTGGAAACCCGCCGCCGACGCCAAAGAATGGCCGCGCGCGCGACTGTGGAAGGGTCTGGCGTGTGAAAATATCACGCAGGCTTGCGCGAATGATCTGCTACGCCACGCGCTGCGCCAACTGGACGGCGTAGTGCTGCACATTCACGATGAAGTCGTGGTCGAGACCGCTACACCAGAGGCGACGATGGAAGAGGTCAAAAGGGTGATGTGTACGCCGCCGCCGTGGGCCGAGGGCTTGCCCCTGGACGCGGAAGTGGCCGTTATGCATAGGTACAGTAAATAAAAACGCCGCCCGGTCAGGGGCGGCGCAAAGGGCAACACATGCAACAATTCATAGACTTTATCATATCTTTGGCCCCGGAAGGCGAGACTGCGCTGTTTGTACGGCAAAAGCCCAAATTGCCGCTTGAATACCACGCCGATGGCGCGATCAAGGCCACCTGGCCGTCCTACTTGCCGGGTAAATGGACGGGTAAGGGCGCCTGGTACGGTAACACGGCGTCCTACATCATCGACCGCTTTGTGGACGGGCGCGTATCGGCGTCGGTCGCCAATTGCGAGTACATTCTAGTGATGATGCTGGACGATATCGGCACCAAGAGCAAGGCGCCACCCCTGCCGCCGACTTGGATCATGGAGACTTCGCCCGACAATTTCCAGTACGGCTATGTGTTCTCGGTGCAGCCGCCCAAGGGCGAGTACGCCGCCGCGATCACGGCCATCGCCGCCGCTGGCTTCACCGACCCCGGCGCCTGCAACCCTGTCCGCAATTTTCGCTTGCCCGGATCGGTCAACCTAAAGCCCGAGCGCGACGGCTTCGCGTCCCGTTTGGTCGAGTTCCACCCCGAGCGCGAGTTTACGCTTGAGGCCATCTGCGCCGCTCTCGGCGTCACGCCGGGGCCAGTCGAGGCCACGCACCGCCCGATCCGATTGACCGATGACGGCACCGATGATGTATTGATCTGGCTGTCCGAGCAGGGCCATGTACTGTCGCGCCCTAATTTTGAAGGTTGGGCTGGCGTCACTTGCCCACAGGCCGACCAGCATACCGACGGCAACCCAGAGGGCCGCTACCTCGCTTCGAACCGCGCCTATTGTTGCCTGCACTCACATTGCATCGATTACGGTTCGGCTGACTTCTTGGCATGGGTCGAGGCCCAAGGCGGCCCCCGGCACACTACCGGGCTGCGCGATGAGCTGCTGGCCACCGTGATGGAGGGTGCACTCGCCAAGCTGGCGCCGACCGCCGCCTACCCGGACGCTGCCGCCGAGGTGATCGCGCAGGTAGAACGCCGCGAGGTGAGCCGGTTGGAGCGTGAAGAATGGTTCACCCGGTTCGCCTATCTACAGGACGATGACGCCTACTTCGATCTGGAGGAGCGCCGCGAAGTGTCGCGCAGCACTTTCAACGCGCTGTTTCGGCACATCTTCTGCAAGTCAGTCCACAGCAAGGCCCGAGTCGAGGCCAGCGTGTCGTTCGACCAGCACCGCCAATCGCGTGGCGCGCACGCCCTGGTCGGCGTCACTTACGCGCCTGGGTCGCCGCTACTCGTCGGCGATACTCACGCCAACCGATGGCGTGACGCGCGCCCTGCGGGCGCTGCTGCTGACTGTGGGCCATGGCTGCGTCACCTCGAGCGCATGGTGCCTGAGTCATACGAGCGTGAGCACTTACTAAACATCATGGCGCACAAACTGCAATTCCCCGCGCACAAGATCAATCACGCTATCCTATTGGGCGGCAATCACGGGTCGGGCAAAGATACCCTGATGGCGCCTTTTTTCTGGGCCATTGGAGGCCCGAGCAAGACTAATTGCTCACTTGTCCGAAACGAAGAACTCACGCAAGTGTGGGGCTATGCGCTCGAATGCGAAGTCATGGAAATAGCCGAGTTGCGCCAGTCGGACGCCAAGGATCGCCGCGCGCTGGAGAATACACTAAAGCCTATCATCGCATCGCCGCCCGAGATGCTATCCATTCAGCGCAAGGGCTTGCACCCCTACATGGCACTCAACCGTATCCTGGTCGTGGCGTTCTCGAACGAGCGCGCCGCTATCTCAATCCCATCAGAGGATCGCCGCTGGTTTGTCCTATGGTGCGAGGCCGACAAGATGCCCGAGCGCATGGCCACGGCTTTATGGAACTGGTATCAGCGCCAGGACGGGTTTGCAGCGGTCGCAGCGCACCTGTACGCGCGCGATGTGTCGGGCTGGAACCCAGCCGCACCGCCGCCTATGACTGAGGCCAAGGCAATCATGGTCGAGCACGGCATGTCGATAGCTGAGTCGTTCTTATCGGGCCAAATACGGGGCCGCATAGGTGAATTCGCGCCTGGGGTTATCGGGTCGCCGTTTCACTTGCTATGCGACCGACTGACCGGCATTGCGCCTTCGGGCGTGAAACTGCCCCAAGCCGCGCTGCTGCACGCGCTCAAGGAGTGCGGTTGGGTAGACTGCGGCCGCGTCGGGTCAGCGGCGCATCAGACCAAGAAACACGTATTCTGCGCGCCTGAACTCAGGACTACTAGCAAGTCCGAACTCAGGCGCATCATAAACTAAGCACTATGGCGACCAGCGTCGCTATCAGGGCAGCATAGAGCATTCGTCTTCGCCTTCCGTCGGCGTTAGGCGAGTGGTGAGGCCCGCATAGCAGCTAGTGGCTTCGCTACCATAGGGCGCGCCGCTGCCGCGCGGCCACCGGCCACTATTGCAGGCTTCGTACGCCGCCACATAGTCGGCGGTCGACTGACTGGCACCGTAGGGCGGATAGATGCGCCGCTCCGGGCCTTTAGACTTTACCCGCTTATGCTTGCCTGTACACTTTAGCAGCGCGCCCATAAAATCTTGGCGCCCGTCGGTTATGGTGTAGGTGGCACGGTTTAGCTTAATTGTCTGCATGATGATCCTTCAGTGTGTATGATGGATGCCGCCCGGTTACCCGGACGTGCTCTTGCTGCCATGCGCGCGCGATGAACGCGCGCACGTTGCGCGCCAGGGTGCTTTTGTAAACGTATCGGCGTTGGTCGTGCCAGATATCGACCGTGCCGCGTCGGTGCTCGTCGGCGTATCCGGGCTGCCCGGCCCGATAGGTTACTAGGTGTTTCATAATTGATTGTTCCAATCCGGTCGATCCTCGGCATGGTTAGCGGCGCGTTGCGCCAGATAGTCGGCGTACTCTGCGCGCGTCATGGCGTAGTCGCCCGGTGTAGGTGTGGCGAGTGTCGAGCCGTTCGGCTCGCGTGTGTGGACGACGACGCGCCCGGTGCATAGGGTTACCATGCGACCGCCGTGCCGTTGCTATCGGTGCCGTTGACTATGTAGATGCTCGCAAATGGCCAGCCCAGCACGCGGATGCGCTCGGGCTTATCTGCGCCAAAGTACTGGCGCGCCGACCGGCACGCGCTCGGCACGCGCTGCACGCTAAAAACGCCATTGTCTATTGCGATGATGTACATGGTTGATCCAGTTTACGACGCGAATGTGCGCCCGTCAGGCGCCGCTCGGGCGCCTGACAGTCGGGCATTAGATTGTGCAGCACCCGCAGCATGGCGCATCTTCGCACCGGCCGCGCGCATTACGTATAAACGTCGTGGGGCCATGCTCCCCGATAAACGTTATCGTATTGGACACCGGCGCGAGTGTGGCCCGTTTAGTAGCCTGATCATAGTAGATCAGTGCGCCGGTTTTAAATGGCGCGCCGGTGGCTGCGCACCGGCCGGGATAACGTGCGCGCATGGTCTTATTCATAGCGGACCCCGTTAGCTAAAATTTTAGTTAGGTTACCGGCCGGCACATGCCGGACCGTGCCACCGTCTTCGTGCGGGGTCCACGTACCGGCAAAATCGACCGATACGACCGGACCGTTAACGTCAACCACGCGTCCGCGCGCGTCCGCCACCGTCTTATCACATCCCAGGCGCCGGACCACGTCCTTCGAAAATGTAACGCAATCCCCAATTGAATACTTGATCATAATTTGCCCGTAGGTTATAGCGTGCACAGCGCGCGCCCATATGCGTCCGATCGGACGCATACAGTCGCGATCACTATGCAATAGCTAGCATAATGGTCCGGCGCCGCTTGTGTCCGACAGCATGGTCAGCGATGACGATATCTTTGGCCGCTTTGCTAGTGCCACCACACAACATGCATGTCGCGCATGTCGCTTTGCGCCCGCCCTCTGCCGATGCGGGGCATGTCGTTTCCATTGGCTGTTTATCGGCACCGATGGATACCCGGAAAACCCGCATTCCGTACAGATTAGCACGCGCGGCCTGATCGACCGTGTCGGCCGATGCCATCACTAGCGGCGCCCATGAGCTGTGATCAAAACCCGTCGTGTCCCATTGGTGCGAGTACCCGGCACGTGCGATGACGTACCGTGTCACGCGCTGCCAGACCATTACAGGGGCCGCAGCCGGGTCTCCGTACGTGCCGATTCTCAGGGATTTGCCAGCTAGCGCCAGCGCGATGGTCTCAACGCTCGCCCTAGTGTAGCGGCCGCGCTTGTATGCGTCGTACACTGCGCGCACGCTGCGCCCGACGTTTACATAGCAGGGCGCGGCGCCCGTGTGCTTGGCCAAGCTCGGGCGGTGCTCGCATTGCCCGCAGACTGACTCATCGGCGCCGCTCTTGAGTGCATCGGTCGGCGCAACGTCGCTGCGGATGATAAACGACTGGACAATGGCGCCCGTTTTCGAATTGTCTGAGCCGTCGAGCTTGTTCACGATCACGACGATCGGCGCGCCATCGATGACCGATGGGCCTTCGTACAGGATATATCCCAGGTGCTTCATGTTCTTGTCTTTCAAGTGATGGGCGGCTTGCGCCGCCCTGGGGTTTAGCTGCCGATGATAAATTCGTCGTTGCTTACGACGCCGTAGGCTAGCGCGACGGCCAAGATCTCATCCTGCGATTTTTTGCTGCGGGCGCTGCGGTACAGCGCGGACAATGCGCGCGCCATGTAGTCCGGGCCAAGTGTGGCGCCGTACTGTACGGTCTTGCTAACTTCGCGAATTTCGGATTTCGTCATTGTGTGCCTTTGCGTTGATGGCCTTGCGGGTTTGCTTGGCCTGCATGTAGTGTACATGATTTCCGTACAATGCAAGGACTATTTTCTAGGGGTTTACCCTTGGTTTTGGTACAGAATTGTCTTAATTGTCATCGGATAGTCAAATTTTTAGGGGTCTTTTTACGTGCGCTTCAGAGGGGAATAGTCCTAATTGTCTTAATTGTCATTGTTTTTTTAACTCAAGAAATGAAATAGATATATATAGGGCATTTCCCGGCATGACACGCTCGCAAACGCTACACGCACGGGCTGCGGCTCAGAAAAACCGTGACAATTAGGACAATTTTGACAAGCGCCTTGATTTCATTGGGTTTTTTGGCATTTTCGAATGACTATAATTTGACTATTCGTGACTATTTGTGACAATCGCATGGTAAGACCCTGTAAGACCGACACTACCTACTTTCAGCGGCGCCTAGACTTCGCGCAAAGATCAATCATCCGGGCCGCTGGCGCGGGAGATCTTACGCGCGGTTTCGACGCGATGATCGACATCTATACGCGCTTGCACGCTATGGGTTACCGCCCAGGAATGCCCCTTGATTGCATAGGGTTAATAAATAACGAGCCACTTATATAAGCACCCGCTTATGTATATCGAAAAATGCATAATGGCTGCGCGCTCCCAGCTCCCAGCCGGTGGCCAGCGCCCGGTGGCCAGCGCCCGGTGGCCAGCGCCCGGTGGCCAGCGCCCGGTGGCCGGTTGCATGGGGGGGGAGGGGTTCGGCTGGCCTTGAGAAATTAGTGG